AGGCTCCTACAGCTGCTACGAATCCGAGCATTGCTGCCCAGCCATTAAATCTTTCTGCTTCTGGTGACATTAGTTTTCGTTGTGGTAATAATTGTATGGGTGGTTCGTTTGGGTAGATGTTTTCTCTACCATCAGTATCGGTAGTTATCATTTTTTCTTAGTTTTTTTCTTGTAAGGTTTTGCTGTTTTCGCTGACTTCTTAAAAGCAGCGGCGGTGGGAGCTCCCTTAGAACCCACCTTTCTCATCTTCTCGCCAGAGCCAGCCTTGATACGCTTTCTCTTGGCGTGTATGTTTGCATATAGTCCACGTTTAGCCATTACTTTTTTTTACTCCCGTGACTACAGCCACACTTCTTTTTCTTGTAAGCCATTAACATTTCCATTTACGTAGGGCAAGAGCCTTACGTGTAGGCTTGCCATTTGGTTTTTTCATTGGTCCTTTAACACCCTTCATCCTAGCACAGAACGAGCGTTTGCGTGGACCACCTCCGGGCTGTGGAGCCTTGAGGTTGGAGCCGGTAGCAGCATTGTACTTCTTTCTACCAGCGGCTGTCAGTCCCCCTGTTCTGGACTTGTGCTTGCCCATCTTGAGACTGACGTTCTTTTTCTTTACAGCCATTATACTGGATAGTCATTATCTTTGGAAAAAAAGTCGTAGTTCTTAACAATCTTTTTATCTATACCTGACCCGGGCATCAGCTCATTGTCACGAATGTACTTAGCTGGGTCAGAGTCTTTGACATTAATTTTTTTAGTGCCTTTTTTGTTTATTTTTTTAGGCATTACACTCCTCTCATAGCTTGTTGTATTAACAAGATTTCACGTTGATTTCTAATTTGTTCGTTAGGGGATGTGGAGTTAATAATTTTTAGAGCCTCTTTAAACTCTGAATTAGTCATCTTTCCTGATCCACTAGCTCTTGGAAACTTAGCAATCTTTAACTTGTTACGTCTTTTGTTTTTTACTAATGGTAAACCTAACTGTTCATAAGTCTCTTTACCATTTTTCTTTTTCTTGTTTTTGGGTGCTTTGAATACACGGTAAGGAGCACTTTCTCCCGGTTGGTTTAAATTAGAAGCCATTACTTTTTACCTAGTTTTTTTCTAAGAGCAGCTTTCATAGCTGGTGTCATTCTTTTACCGCTATCTCTAGCCGGAGGAGACATCTTAGCTGAGCCTCTTTTGGGTGCTTTTCTTTTTGATTTCTGCTTTAGCATATCACTGGATTTACCTGTGATCTTTTTCATTCCGTAATGTCCGGGCATAGTTAAAAGTCCAAATCTGATCTGTCTAATTTTTCAATAACATCTTGCCTGTAGGCAGGGTCGTTATCATACCTTCTGTCACTCATAGCCGCTACTAATTCAGCTTGGCTACGGAATACATCGCCCCTTTCTGGAGCTGTTTTACCTGTTAACATTTTACCTTCGTATCCGTTTGCATTATCATACTGGTTCTTCAATGCGTTCACAGCAAACTGTACAGAATCAACCGTACCATTTGCTATGATGTCATCAAACGCTGCTATTTGTGCAGGGTCTATATTAGATTGAGCCCACTGTATCATATTAGAATACTTTTCCACTCCTCCAACTGAGTTTTGAATTGAATTAATTTCTGTCTCAGTTAGTTCGGCAGCCGGTTTTGCTAACCTCTCTTGAAACTGTGGAGTATTCTGTATCTCCATGTATGCTTCAACAAGATCTTTACTCGACATAGAGTTAAACTTTTCTAATGTCTCAGGAGATAGTTTACCATCATTATTAAACTCATCGCTAGCAGAAGTAATGAGCGAAGCCCCGTCACTAAGACTAGGCTGCTCTGTTTCTTCTGTCTCTGGCTCTGCTGTTTCTTCTGCTTCTGACTCACCTTGATCTCCTAACTTTTTCTGTAGCTCTATGTACGCTTTCTCTAGTTCTGAAGCATCTTTATACTTACCAGCTAACAGTTGTTCCTGTTGTTCGACAATCTCTTCACCAACTTTAAGGGAGTCTTGCTCCTCTTCGGTAAGATTCTCGAGGGATGTAACTGTTTCTGGGGTAGTATCTACTGTAAATGTGTTAGTTTCTGCCATTTATTATTGTGGTGGTTGTTGTGATATTCCTTGGATAGCGTTAGTAGCCTGCTCTGCTACGTCGGGATTCTTTGTAGGGTCCATTAATGGTGTGCCTGCTAGCTGTCCTGTCTGATCTACAAGTGATTGCTGTGCTTTCTCTTGTGCAAGCTGTTGCTTATCTGCCATCAACTGTTCGTTTGTCTTGATTAGATTTAGAACGTCAATACCTTGTGCAGCTGCTAATCTCTTGATTGCTTCACTTGGCTCTACATATCTTAACAATGCCTCTGGTCCAAGGGTCTGGGCTATTGTAGCTATAAACGTAGTAAGAGCTTCTCTGTCCTGACCTCTACCAAGTGCATTAACACCGGCTACAATCTTAGGACGTACTAGATCTTTAGGTAATCTAGGTATCTCTTTGTTACGCTGTAATATTAATAAGGTTCTATTTAGATAAGGTACTAGAAACTCAACTGTAAGTAGTGAGAACAAACCACCTAACGATGATTCTAATTCTAACTGCGTGAGTCTAACTTCTTCAGCGGTGACCCTTTCAGCGTTTCTGATGTTCATAACCAAGAACGCTTCTAGTATTCTTTTCTCAATAGTTGCTGCTAATTGTGCAGCTGTAGCAAAGTCTGCTGTCTTACCGACTTGCACGACTCCTACATCCTCTGGTCTACCCTGTATGATAGCTCCGTTACCAGCCTGTGATAAGGTCTGTGGTTTGGTTGTTGATGAAGGTGACACAAGAAAGACTACCTTACTTGCTACACTTGCTCCTTCTACGAGAGCTTGGGACAATCCATTAAGACTTCGTAAGTCTCCTATAAACTCCTCTACTCTACCACGTCCATAGTCTTCACCATCGACTGTATTAAAACGAAGAACTAACCATGGTGAAGCGTTCTTAGGAGCTGTGCTACGGCTATCAGGAAGGATGACTCCATCCACTTCTTGATGCCAGATCCAGCGTCCGCTAGCTTCATCCATCTTGACACAGGTGTATACCTCGGCGTCGTCTTCATAAGAGCCTGCTTCATTTGGACCTGTCTCAGGTGGCTTAGGCAGCTCTAGACCTAGTACCTTTCTACTTACTAACTCTTTAGTAATTATCTCAATAACATTACCATTACCATCTCTGTCAACGACATATCTGTTTAGTGGGTAGTGCTTGAGTCCATCTTTACCCATAAATATCAGGGCATTACCAGAAACTATAAGATGTTTCATAGCCTGATGAACAACAACTCGATCACTAGATGCAGCAATGTAGTCCATGATTATCCTCTCGAGTTTAGAAAAGGATAAGTCTAACTCACTACGCATAGTAGGATCCATTTCTTCTCCTAGCTTGTCGTCTCTGACTTGCAGTTTGAAGAAGGCTGTCTGTGGTGGTAGCATAGCTAACATAAGCTTTGCTGACAACGTGACTACAGCTTTTGCACCAACTGATTGGAATGGCTGTAGCAGTGTACGCTTGCCTTTATAATTGTCGTCTTGTGTAACCAGATAAGGTAAGGTAAGTTCCGAACATTCTACAGCAACATCAAGAAATTGAGTTCTGTTTGATGATAGCTTGGAATACTTTTCCTTTGCCTTATACATTTATTCCTCCAGTTCCACCACCGGTTGCTCCAGTTCCTGTATTAAGATTTATTTTAAGAGCATCAGTTCCTGTTTTCTTAGCTGCTCCTCTTGATGTATCTTTTGCTTTTGTATCTGCTCCATACTTTACTCCAGCTACATCATCCGGGTCTAGTAATTCCTTCTTACTAGGTAACCTCGACGCCTGTATTAAATCAGGTTGTCTTGGTTGAATAGGAGCCGGTGTAGATATAGGAGTTGGTGGAGCACTTCTAAATATGCACATTAGATTTCTTCTACTATAGATTTTATGTATTGTACAACATCCTGTTGACCAGAACGGTACATGATGGAGGCTAAGTCCTCCTTGGGGTGGACGGGATGCCAAGCAAACTTGGCTTCTAGATCCTCTACCAGTTTCTCTAGTTTCTCTGAGTGGAAACTAAGCGTACTGGGGTAGGTTTGTGTTTGCATGTTCAAAAAATGCGGGCATACGAGCTG